CCTAAAACTGATCGGGCCAGTCTCGAAACAGTGCGTGCTGGATGTTGCCACTCACAAACTGATTGAAACTTTTGTGTTTGGTTTCTAGTTCTCCTTCAAGTGGTGCTACTCTGCGAAATGCTTCATCCATTTGGCCCATGTCTTTGAATTCCATCAGTATCATGAATTCTGGCAGGTCTGCAATGCTACGGAAACCCATTTTGCATCTGGTGATCCTGTAGCTCTGCATCTTGCCTTCTGCGATCAAATGGTCAAAAAAACTCTTCATTCCGTTGACCCAATCGATATCAGATATATCGCCTTCTTTGTCTGCCCAAATTGTGTATAAGTCTGCCATTATTGTTGTGGTCCTAGTAGTTCAAAGCCGTCAATGCCTTGTTTGTACAAGTGTGCCTGATCCAAGTACAAGTATTCAAAACCTCGATCTCTGTAGATAGCACATTCGGTTTTTAAACTCTCAATGCCCAGTCTGGCACGTGGATTGTGATAAGTCCAAGCAAATTGACTGGCCAACACATTTTGATCATCTAGCCGTTGCATCAAACTAAAAGCCACTAGCTCTCCGTTTTCTTTGTAACCAATCACATCAGTCATGGCATCAGTAAACTGACTATCAAACAAGGGCATGACTGATGCAAAGTGTTTGTAGATACAGTAGGTACGATAGATATCTTTGAGCAAGGGTATGTTGGGCTCACGCAGGTACTCCCAGTCCACCATAGGCTCATATGTGGTTTCCTGCAGACGTATCCTGGCGTATTGATAGGTCATGCCCTGGGATCTTGTCTGTGTGCAAATAACTTGTGTAGATAGTCTTTGGGCCAGCCGTGATAAAAATCCTTTTGCGCCACTAGCCGGGCCTTGGTATTCAAATCAGTGAGATTCTGCACCAGCGCCAAGGCATAGGTGCCTTGATTCATCGAGACTCCGTTGACCACTTCTGGCAAGTCAGGATGATCTTCCAGGGCCAACAAATCCTGTGACAACAAAAATTCTGTGTTGGCCGATTCTATCTGGATTGCAAATTGCTTGGCTGTGTAAACCGTTGATTCATAAACAAAAATTACCACGCTTTTGGCAATGCCGGTCTGCGACACGACTTTCAAATCAAAGTAAGGATTGACCCCTAGCCTGACTTCGAAGTCTCTGTCCAGTCTGGCTCGTCTGGCATACGGGCATGGGGGCCAACCGCCTAGCTCTGGATGCGGCACTTCTAAAAAGTTGGCCATCCAACGTTCTATATCGTATTGTACTTGTTCAAGATCTAACATGTTTTAGAAGAAAGGCAGGCCGGATTTTTTGGTTGTTTCTAAATTTTCTTTGACGATCTCATTGACGATGCTACGATCAGATTCACTCATCTGCATGGCTTCATCGTATGTGATCCCGCCTCGCATGTACCAACACAATTTTAAAACATCAAGCCGTATGTTGTGTGTTTCTTTGTCCATGGCATCAATGATTTTACTGATGCTGTCGGAATCCAGTACTAGGAGGCGATTTCGAAAAAATTTGACATGTCAAGCGTGAAACTTTGTTGGTATTGATTGGAGCAAGAACTGCAGGTAATTGCAATGGGTTGTAGATCGGTAGCTTCCCGCAATTTCATCACATGCTCTTTGATGGTTTCAAACTTGCTTTTTTCAATGTTCAACAAAAATTCTTCAATCTGCACAGAATCAGTGACCATGGCATCGTCGCTTTTGATAGCATTGATAGATGCGGCTATGCTACGCACAGTCAATTGGGTAATTCGTCGGAATGCCTCACCTAGTCGACGCATTTTTTCTTCTTCGGCGATCTCAGAATCGTTGACCATTTGTACAATTTTTTGATCTTCAAACTGCACACGCCCAACGTCGTTGATTTGTCGATAGGTCATGGGCACAAAGTACACAGTGAGATCACCCAAGGTCAAGGGCTGATCATAATCGGGCATTTTGATATTGTCCAGCACCACACGTAGATCCACGGACAGTTCTTCGGACTCGCTACATTTTGGACACTTGCTGGCAATGTCCATGCTATGACCGTAACTGGCCAAGCGTACAGCAGCCAACAAGGCATTGAGGTCCACAGCAGGGACACTCCAGGGATCGCGTATGTTGGGAACACAACTGGAAATTATCTCAGTTATGGTCGACCCGTTGAACAAGGCATCTGGAGTACGAGTGATAATCTCGTCCACAGCAGTCATAGGATAAACTGGCAATTCGCCATTGGGCGGCATGCTGATAGCCTCGGGCGGATAGAATTTTCCGTTGCTGGGCAGTCGCAAATGAATAGCCGGCTGTCTAAAGTATTTGCGTAAAGGGTTGTCTGTTTGTGTCATTTTTCGCCACCATAAATATATCTATATTTATTGGATGAAAAAGCATGGCTGATGAAAACCAAGAACTGCAACAACTAGCGCAAGCGGTACGCAATGCCATGCAGGGCCTCGACGAGGCCACCAAACAAGCCAGCGTTGGGCTAGACGCATTTGGCAAAGAACTCAAAACAGTGCCAGGCCAAGTGGCTCGAGGTCTAGGTAGTTTTGCCAAATCGGTTGGGCAAGGCGATACCAGTTTCAAAGCACTCAACACCGTGGTCGACATGGCTGCCAATGCCATGGCTGGCCTGGCCAAGACCATTCCATTTGCCGGCGAAGGTCTAGCAGCCGGAATCAAGGCCACAGCAGAAGCCAGCAAATTCATGCTGGAGCAGATGGATCAGACCACCAAGGCATTCAATGATCTCGGCAAGGTAGGAGCCCTCACTGCCACAGGCATGAGTGGCCTGCAAAAACAGTTTCTTGCTTCCGGCTTACAGTTAAACACCTTTGTCAAACAGATTTCTGAAAACTCTGTGGCCCTGGCTCGATTCCGTGGCCTCACTGGAGAAGGTGCCGAAGACTTCAGCAGGATAACCGGCGAGCTCACACGCGGCACCGACGACAGTTTACGACAACTGGGATTTAATGCTGAACAGATTGGTGAAACAGTAGGTGCTTTTGTCACACAGCAAACACGCTTGGGTCGCGCTCAGACCATGAGCAACGCTGAACTAGCCGATGGTGCTAAAAAATATGCTTACGAACTGGACAGTCTGGCCAAGATAACCGGGCTGAGTCGTGAGGCCATACAAAAACAACAAGATGCAGCCCTGAGTGAAAGTCGTTTCCGGGCCAGTATCAACAGCCTGAACAAAGAACAACAGGACGGGTTGATACGATTGCAAACCGTGATGACTGGTTTTGGACAAGAACTTGGACAAGGTACTAGAGATTTGGTTTCGGGCGCTGCCAATACCGATGCGGCTAGAAAGCTCATGGCCGACACCGGTGGAGCTGCTGCGGACATCATACGCCGACTCAAAGAAGGCAGTATCACGGCCACACAGGCCCAGGTAGAAATGCAAAAGGCTGTGCAAAACAACTTGCAAGCAGCCGAAGGCTACAGCCAGTATGTTGATGGTTCAAGCTCGGTCTACAGCAACTTTGCCAACAAGGCCGAATTGGCCGGCGCCAAATTGGACCAATCAGGTGATCTGGCCAAGAAAACACAGAAAGAACAGACCAGCGGTGCCGACGACCTGACCAATTCCACGGTCAAAGCACAGAAGAGCATGGAAGGTCTTAACATTGAAATACAAAAGTTAGGATTTACATTCTTGCCCAAGGCCGCCGATGCTGTGGCAAGCATGACCGATGCTATGCATAAATTTGTAGCTTACGTAAACAAGACCATTGGCGGTGGTGCCACTGCGCCTGCAGGGGGTGGCGGTCAAGAAGGAATAAGTGGAGAATTTGGCGGCGGCGATACTGGTGCCGGTGCCGGGCCAGCCACACTTACACCCAAAGAAGCTGGAGTGGCCGGACTTAGAGTCAAAAGCTCCGAAGCATACTCGGGCGGAGGAACCAGCGAGCAACTGGCCGGGATTGCACGAATTATACAAGACAAGTTGGGTGGCGATTTAAAATATTTCAGTGCGTTCAATGACAGTTACGAACGTGGACCAACCAGCCTACATGGGCAAGGGCGTGCCTTGGACTTTACATTGAACGACCCTTCAAAAGCGGCTTCCATAGCCAACACGATCAGCGGAATTCCCGGAATAAGCAAAGTAATAGACGAATATGCAAATCCCAGTAAAAGTGCCACTGGTGGACACATACATGCTGAAATCAAAGCAGCCAAAGGGGCCATACTCAGCGGCCCTACCAGTGGATACAAGCCCAATTTGACCATGCACGGTACTGAAGCTATTGTGCCTTTGAATAATCCAAATGTTGCCGCAAGTATTCCTGCCATGGGCGGAATGGATCCCGGCCTGATGATGGCACAGCTGGACAAAATGGACGAAATGGTGTCAGTGCTCAAGAGTCAGCTGGGCGTAAGCGAAAAATTATTAAAGTATCAAAGCTAAAGCACGGTAAATATACTACTAATTAAAGGATTTATGCAATGGCTATAGACAGCGGCCGCAACGGACGCAATGGTGGGTGGCGCAAATATTTCAAGATTGCTGATGTCGGCGGTCAGCTGAGCCCCATTTCGGGACAGAATCAATTTGGCCTTCCGGGTTATCCAAGACAGCAAGGCATGGGATCGGATGCCTATGCCACTGGCAATGACTTTGCCTTCCGCAACTATGCCAGCCGCTTGCCAGAAGTTTATTCGGGCCATCCCAACCGTGTGGAACGTTACAATCAGTACGAAAACATGGACATGGATTCTGAGATCAACGCTTGCCTGGACATCATTGCCGAGTTTTCAACTCAGATGAACGAAGACAACGAAACTCCCTTTGACATTCATTTCACTGACAAGCCCACAGATCACGAAGTAGAAATTATCAAGAAACAGTTGCAACAGTGGACCAAGTTAAACCAACTGGATCAAAGAATGTTCAAACTGTTCCGCAATACCATCAAGTACGGTGACCAGATATTTGTGCGTGATCCAGAAACTTTTGAACTGTACTGGGTAGACATGACCAAGGTCAGCCGTGTGATTGTCAACGAAAGCGAAGGCAAGCGTCCTGAGCAGTATGTGATCCGCGACATCAATCCCAATTTCCAAAACATGAGCATAGCCCCCAAGACCACACAGGACTACTATGTGAGTCGCCCAACCGGCAGCATGGGTCAAGGCAATGCTGGCACAGGAGCAGGTGGTGCTGGTGGATATGCAGCCGGTGCAGGTGGCACAGGCAACAGTAGATTTACTCAGGCCATGAACGAATCCTGCCTGGATGCCAAACACATCATACATTTAAGTCTCAACGAAGGCTTGGATTTTTTCTGGCCTTTTGGACAGAGCATCTTGGAAAACATATTCAAAGTTTATAAACAAAAAGAACTGTTGGAAGATGCTGTGTTGATCTATCGAGTACAACGTGCTCCGGAACGCAGAGTGTTCAAGATTGACGTGGGCAATATGCCCAGTCACATGGCTATGCAGTTTGTGGAACGAGTCAAGAACGAAATGCACCAACGCAGAATACCCACGGTCACCGGCGGTGGCTCTAACATGATGGATGCCAGCTACAATCCACTTTCGATCAATGAAGATTTTTTCTTTCCATTCAACGGTGAAAGCGGCCGCGGAAGCAGTGTAGAACCCCTGCCCGGCGGTGCAAATCTGGGCGAAATTGACGACTTAAAATACTTCAACAACAAGATGGCCCGCGGTCTGCGTGTGCCGTCGAGCTACTTGCCCACCGGGCCTGATGACAGTGATCGTGCCATGAATGATGGTCGAGTTGGCACAGCACTCATACAAGAATACAGATTCAACCAGTATTGCATGCGCCTACAACGCTTGGTCATGCAGAAACTGGATGATGAATTCAAAATGTTCCTGCGCTGGAGAGGCTTCAACATCGACGCAGGCCTGTTCAGCATTGGCTTGACTGCACCACAAAACTTTGCCAGCTATCGCCAAAGCGAACTGGACACCAGCCGCATCGGCAGTTTCATGCAGTTGGAACAGTTGCCTTATTTGAGCAAACGCTTTATGATGCAACGCTTCCTGGGTCTGACCGAAGAAGAAATTGTGGAAAACGAACAAATGTGGCGTGAAGAACGTGACCAGCCTGATCTGGAAACCACACAAGGCCAGGATCTGCGAAGCATTGGTGTTACTCCAGCTGGTTTAGAAAGCGACATAACCATGGGTCAAGAACTGGCACAACCCCAACCCGGCCCAGAAGGTCTGGCACCAGGACCAGCACAGCCCGGTCAGCCCACAGCCGGAGGAGTCAATGCTCCCGGTGGGGCGCCTCCAATACCCACAATCTAATAAATACAACATGGTCCTCAACGAAATATATCAACGCAGTCCTGAAGCTTATCAGGATCTAAGCCAAGACAACAGTCAACCGCAGTTGCATAACCTGCGCAAGACCCGCCTGACCCTGCGCCAGATCAACAAACTGCGCCAGATGAACGATGTGCGTAGCTACGAATACAAAGAAAAACTCAAATTGGTGCGCCAACAGTATGCACCACCACCTGCTCCCTTAGCATAGTTTTTGTGACCATTTCTGGTCAGTTTTCCACCTTAAAAGTACCGTTATTAAGTGAAATATGTAAATATATTCACGAGCCATAACCTTAAGGAGAAAACATGACATCGAAATTTGAACAGTTGATCGAATACGTGATCAACGACGAAGAGGCGAAAGCCAAAGAACTTTTCCACGACATCGTGGTAGAAAAAAGCCGCGAAATCTATGAAAACCTCATGAACGAAGAGGAAGCAGAATTAGACGAAGCCGAGTCCACTGACAAAGAAGACGAAAAAGCTGAAAAAGCCGGCGAAAAAGTCACTAAGGACATCGAGTACGACGACAAAAAAGATCGTAAAGAGCGCATGGACGAAGAAGAAGACGAAGAGATGGACGAGTCCATGATGGGTGGCGACGCTGCTGACGACTTGATCGACGACGTTGAAGCCGAAGAACAAGGCATGGAAATGTCTGAAGAAGAAGGCGAAGAGTTTGGCGCCGAAGAAGGCGGCGAAGATCTTGAAGATCGCGTGGTTGATTTGGAAGACAAACTTGACGAACTCATGGCCGAGTTTGAGTCACTCATGGGCGGCGACGACATGGGCGGCGAAGAAGAAATTGACGTTGAACTTGATTCCGAAGAAGGCGGCGACGCTTTAGAAATGGACGACACAGAAGAGTTCAAATCTGAGCCAATGCCCATGGAAGAGGCTGTGAATTTACAAGCCGCTCCCAAGCCAGTTACTAGCGAAGAAGGCGGTATCAACACCAAGAGTGTTAATGCCAACAACAGTGGTGCTGCCGGTGCAGCTGCTCATCCAGTCAAAATGACCGGTGACACAGCACAAGGTCGTCCTGCTCCTGGTACCAAAGAGTTAATTGGCAAGGTACAAAATTCAGTTGGTGGTAAAAAAACGCTGTCTCCGGCTCCTAAGCCAGTAACAGCACAAGCCAGTGGTGTCAACACAAAGACACCGTTTCCTAAGGCTTAATCCAAGATATGGCTCGATATCTAAGAGAACATCTAAGCTTCACTCAGGCAAGAGCAGAAATCTTGTCTGAGGAAGCCGCGGATGGATCTGGCAAGAACCTCTACCTCAAAGGCATCTGCATTGAAGGTGGGGTTCGCAATGCCAACGAGCGTGTATATCCTGTGAATGAAATAGCCAAGGCAGTAGAAACCATCAATGAACAGATCAAGACTGGTCATTCAGTTTTGGGCGAAGTAGATCACCCAGAAGACTTGAAAATCAATCTAGATCGCGTGAGTCACATGATTGAAAAAATGTGGATGGACGGACCTGCAGGTTATGGAAAATTAAAGATACTACCCACACCCATGGGCGAGTTGGTAAAAACCATGCTCACGTCAGGTGTGAAATTAGGTGTTAGCAGTCGTGGATCAGGTAATGTCGACGACCGCAACGGACATGTCAGTGATTTTGAAATCGTCACTGTAGATGTAGTTGCTCAGCCCAGTGCTCCCAACGCATATCCCACAGCAATCTACGAAGGCCTGTTAAATCATGCCGGCGGAGCTAGACTGTTGGAAATGTTCAAAGACCCGGCCAACAGCAACAAAGCACAGAGATACGTCAAAGGCGAAGTAATGCGCCTGATACGTGGTCTCAAGATACAGGAGAAATAAGCATGTTAGATGCTATTAAACCGTTACTAGATAGCGAACTGTTAAGCGAAGAAGCTCAGCAAGAAATTTCTGAGGCTTGGGAATCCAAGTTAAATGAAGCCCGCGAAGTGGTGCGTGCAGAACTCCGCGAAGAGTTTGCACAACGCTATGAGCATGACAAACAAGTGATGGTAGAAGCCCTGGATCGCATGGTAACAGACAGTATCAGCACA